TCACCATTCTGGGGCCTGGGATGGACGCTCCACCCTGCGATCTTTGGTGCCCGCTCTTCGGGCTGCCCGCCCTGCACAAGACGACGCGTGAGACTGTTCCCGACGGACAATGGCTCAGGAGGGTGGCATGATCTTCGTCGTGAGGGTAACTCGCGAATTGATAGAGAGCTGGGTTCTGACCGGCTCCGAGATATCAGCCCGGTGTATCAAGGGATTGCCCCTCGGTGCTCGTCTAGTTGCGGCGTCTTTCGAGGATGAGCGGGTAGTCGTCCTCGACTTCGCAGTAGAGACCCCTGGCAATACCACGATTACTGAGTTCAACCCCATCTATGAGCGAGTGTTAGCTCCCCATGTCACGAGGGGAGACATCATGTACGTCCGAGATGCCATCACTGACCTCAGAAAAGCAGATATCGCGGGCTGGCCTATTTATGAATCGCAGCTTGGGGCCTTGGCGGATCGGATCGAGGCCGCCCTGCCTCCGGATCCCCCCAAAAGGAAGGATATGAAGGCAGAATGAAGATCGCCTTCTCATGGCGTGGGTCGACCTCCCATGTTCGGGATTGGCGGCGCTCCACTGCGCTCTATTTGTGGAATCCGCTCTTCGCCATCCCCGACACGGAGTGGCACAGCCTGGACGTACAGGATGATGCGAGCGCGCTGCTCGCTCCCTTCGGTTGGCCCAACGTGGTCGACCATTCCAAGGACATCAGGGACTTCAAGGACAGCGCGGCCATCGTAGAGTCCTGCGATCTCGTGATCACTGTGGACACCGCAACGCTGCACCTCGCTGGTGCACTGGGGATTCCAACATGGGCCCTGGTGTACAGCCCCCCGGAGTGGAGGTGGGGGCTATCGGGTGAGAGGACACCATGGTATGCCGCGCTCCATCTCTATCGTCAGCCGAGGCCAGACGATTGGGAGAGCGTATTCAAGATCATCGCCTTCGATCTACGATGCCTCACGGCGCACCCCAGCATGGTTGGCGACCCCCTTCGGGTCCTTCCGAGGGGGGGCGTAAGCGGGTGCCGCGCTGCGGCGATCACCGAGCATATATGAAACTCCATAAGTGGCTTGCACTTACCGACGCGGTGTATGGCCGTTAAGCAGCTAACCCGCAAACAGGCATGCTCCGCGCTCGGGGAAATGCCGGTGCGCACGTTCGCGTTGCTCTGCTCCCAGGGTCTGCCGCGGAAGGGCGACGGCCAGAAGGCCCGGTTCCCCTGGCCGGAGATTCACCACTGGTATATCGAGCGGGAACGGAAGAAGGCGCGCGAGGAGGCACGACCCAAGACGCTGGACGAAGCGCGGAAACGGCGGGAGGCCGCCGAGGCCCAGATTGCGGAGATCGACTTGGAGGAGCGGCTCAACACCCTGGTGAGCGTCGACAGCTTCAAGGAAGCCATGACCGCGACGCACATGCGGATCCGGGCCAAGATCCTGGCCATTCCCTCCCGGGTTGGCCCGATGGTCGTCGGGCTGCGCACGGTGCAGGAGGCGGTGACGGTGCTCGAGCGGGAAACCCACAACGTCATGGCGGAACTCCGCGGCGAGGAGGTGCATGACGGCGCCGCCGCTTGAGGGGCTCTTCTCCACGGACCAACTTCTCGCCGAAGACGAGGCCATCTGTCGTCGCGTCTACAGCCCCCCGCCGGTCCTCACCTTAAGCGAATGGTCCGATCTCTACCGGGTGCTCTCGCGGGCTGCATCGGCGGAGCCGGGCCAGTGGCGGACCGACCGGGCACCCTACCAGCGCGGCATCATGGACGCGATGAGCGATCCAGCCATCGAGCGGGTCGTGCTGATGAAGTCGTCCCAGGTGGGCTTCACCGAGATGATCGGGAACGCCTGCGGATTCTACATCGACCAGGACCCCGCCCCGATCCTGATGGTGCAGCCGACGATCGAAATGGGGAAGGCGTGGAGCATGGACCGGCTCCAGCCGATGCTCCGGGAGTCGACGCAGCTGATGGGGAAAGTCCGGGAATCAAACCGCCGGCACTCCGGCGACACGATCCTGCACAAGATCTTTCCTGGCGGACACCTCACGATCGTCGGGGCCAACTCGGCGGCCGGCCTGGCCTCCCGGCCAATCCGCGTGGCCCTGTTCGACGAGGTGGACCGCTACCCCCTCTCGGCAGGGGACGAAGGCGATCCTATCACCCTCGGGACCCGACGCACCACGACCTTCTGGAATCGGAAGCTGATCCTGGGCTCGACGCCGACGTTGAAGGGTGTCTCTCGGATCGAGCAGCTCTGGCTCGAGAGCGATCAGCGGCGGTACTACGTCCCCTGCCCCGACTGCGAGGAGGCGCAGGTGCTCAAGTTCTCGCAGTTCCGGGGCGAGCTGGGAGAGGACGGCCGCTACATCCCGGAGTCGATCCGGTATGCCTGCACCGGGTGCGGGAGCCTCGTCGGCGAGGAGAACAAGTCGCGGATGCTGACCGCCGGCGCCTGGGTGGCCGAGAACCCTGGCGCTCGGACGGTCGGTTTCCATATCTCCGCCCTCTACTCTCCCTGGATGAGCTGGGCCGAGATCCAGCGCGAGTACAACGAATCCCGGCACGACATGACCCGGCTCCAAGTCTGGACCAACACCATCCTGGGCGAGCCCTGGGAGGACCGCGGCGGGGACCCGCGGGACCTGGAAGGCCGGAGGGACCCGTATCCCAAGGGCCAGCCACCCTACGCCGTGGCGGTGCTGACCATGGGCGTTGACGTCCAGGACGACCGGCTGGAGTACATCATCCGGGGCTTCGGGCAGGGTGAGGAGTCCTGGCCGATCGACCGCGGGGTGATCGTCGGGGACCCGAGCATCCCAATCAGCAAACGGGACTCACCGTGGATCGCGCTCGAGGAGCGCCGCGCCGCGCTCTACCGGCGGGCTGATGGCCGGGAGCTCCCGGTGCTCGTGACCTGCGTGGATTCGGGGCACCACACCGACGCGGCCTACGCCTACACCGGGCCCCGGTTCCGCCAGCGGGTCTACGCCACCAAGGGCTCGAGCACGCCAGGCCGCCCGCTCGTGCCACGCCGGCCGAGCCGCAACAACAAGGGCCGGGTGGCCCTCTTCGAGATCGGCACCGAAGCCGGGAAGGATATGGTCTACTCCCGGCTCCGCGTGACCAAGGCGGGCCCGCTCCACTACCACGTCCCCGACTGGATGGACGCCGAGTGGTTCAGCCAGGTCACAGCCGAGAAGCTGGTCAAGAAGCAGATCTCGGGCCGGTGGATCCGCCGGTACGAGCTGCCCCGTGGGGCCCGGAACGAAGCGCTGGATTGCGAGGTGCTCTGTCTCGCAGCGCTCCGGCTGGCGCCGATCCGGCTGTCCGAGCTCGGCCGCATGGCCGGCCAAGCCGAGGGACCGCCAGCGCCGGGTGAATCGGACCAGCCCGAGATGGCCGTCCCGCCGGTGATGGCGCCCCCAGCTGAGCCGAAGCAGCGCCGCATCCGCACCATCCGGTTCCTCCGGTGATTCCTCAGGCCGTCATGACCGCGCTCCAGGACCGTCGGCTCCAACGGCGGGACCTCTATGTCTACGGGGTCGCCCTGGAAGCGCTCTCCTACTACGAGCCCCGCCCGCTGAAACTCCACGCCGTGAGTCGGATGGCGCACATCGACGAATCCGATGCCTCCCGGGCGATTCAACGCCTCCTGCGCCTCGGCTATCTCGAGTCCGGCCCCCGCGACGGAAATCGTCGTACCTTCCTCGTTCGAGCGGTCCGCATCATCAACTTGGCGTCCTAACCAACCAAATCTTTTGGCCCTTCTCGGGCCATCATCCACCTTCGTCTCATGGCGCCAACCGTGCCGTGGGGCATCCCTGATCGTCTCCGAGCCGGGGATACCTGGCTCTGGAAAGCGACGTTCCCGGACTATCCCGCGGCCGAAGGCTGGACCCCGCAATACGTGATTCGTGGGGTCGGCCGCCTCCAATGGGCCGCGAGCTACGGGGTCGCCGTGGGGGAAGAGTGGACCATCACGATTCCGGCGAGCGTCACCGGGACGCTCGAGGCCGGGCGGTACGAGTGGTCGGTGCTGGTGGTCGGGAGCGGCGCTTTTTCAGGTCGATCGCACACGGTCGAGACCGGCATCCTGCTGGTGCTGGCCAACCTCCTTACGGCGGCTGAAGGTGACCGCCAGAGCTACGCCGAGAAGACGCTGGCGGTCATTCGGGAGAAGATGGCCGGCCGGATCACGGACGACATCCAGAGCTACATGATCGGCACCCGACAGGTCGGGAAGATCGAGATCCGGGAGCTGATGCGACTGGAGGCGGTGTTCTCGGCTCGGGTGCGGCGGGAACGGAACGGCGGGCAGCTCGACCAGCCGGTCGAGACCTGGCTCTGAGGAGGTAGCGTGGGACTTCGGACGCGTCTGCGGACGCAGGTGATGCGCTGGTTTGGGTCGGCCCAGAAGCCGGCCCCCCAGGCGCGAGCCTACTCCGCTGGCGCGGTCTCCCGGCTCTTCGCGTCCTGGATCACCCCGCTCCTGAGCGCCAATCAGGCGATTGAGCCCGATCTCCGGCGCGTCCGAGATCGCAGTCGCTCACTCTGCCGCGATAATCCGCACGCCAAAGCGTTCCTGAACCTCCTCCGCACGAACGTCATCGGGCCCAGCGGCATCGAGCTCAAGTCCCAGCTCACCAGCACGCGGGGCAACCTGCATCGCGGGAACCGGGATCTCGAGTTGGCCTTCTACCGGTGGGGCCGCGCAGGCACGGCCTCCTCGGATGGGCTGCACTCCTGGATTGAGCTCCAGCAGCTCGCCGTCACGCTGATGGCTCAGGACGGCGAATTTCTCGCCCGGCGGCTCCGTGGCGTGGCAGGGAATCCCTACGGCTACACCCTCCAGCTCCTCGATCCGGATCAACTGGACGAATCCTACACCCGGGCGTCAGT